ACGGCCGTGAGCTTGGCATCATGCAAGGGCTGACAGCAATCTTGCCGCCTAACGCTGATGTAAAGGCGGGCGACCATATTGTGTATGACGGCAACACCTACGAGATAGACGGAGAGCCGAAGCTCTTCAGCTTACCGACAGGAACCGTCACAAATATGCAGTTGAACCTTAAGAGGTGGCAGGGATGACACAGATGCGAATCGAGTTCAATTCTGCGGGGTTTCGTGAAATCCTTCTTTCTGACGGAGTTAAGACTCTTGTTGAAGAGACGGCTAATGGAATCCGTGACAGAGCAAACGCTAACAACACGCGAGGCGGTGAGGGCTTTGAAGCTCATTCAATCGTTGGCGGTTATGGTGGCGGCCGTTGGGTGGCCTTTGTGTCAACAACGGACAGAGACTCGATGATAGCTGAAGCAGAAGACAAGGCTTTGAGCCGGGCGGTGAAGTGATGGAAATATTAAGAAGTATAGACATAGAGGATGAGGTTCGACAGGCTTTAGGCAATCATGTCAAAGTATACTGTCGACCGCTTCCCAAAGCTCCGACATTCCCTTGCATATTGGTGAGTAAGGTCGGAGGAAGTGATTCCGATAAGATTGACACGTTTGAGGTGGTTCTGGATTCCAGAGCGGCAGACGAATCAACAGCTGACCAGACTTTGCGGACAGCAATCGGAGTGTTGAGGGCAGTTGCGGCAGAGCAAACAACAGCTCTCCGTTATGTAACAGTAAATAGTTCGGGCTCATGGGGTGCAGACCCCGTTAGACCTGACTTGGCTATGTGCTCGGCTCGTTTGAGTATCACAGCACATTTAGAAAAAGTGGAGGTTATATAGAATGAATAATGATGTAGTTCTCGGCCTCGGAATGGCCACGGGTATGTTTTATCATGCTCCGAAGGGAACAGCCCTTCCTTCCTATCCGCTTGAGACTCTTTCGAGCGCATGGAAGCACGTTGGAGATGTTTCCGCAGACGGTATAACTCTTACAACAGACAAGACCACAGAGTCCTTAAGGAATTGGGCTAACAAGGTAAAGCGTGTCATCATGAGCGAGCACGCAGAGACCATCGAAGCTCCTGTCATGGACACCACAGAGGAAGCTCTCAAGACCGTGCTCGGTGCTTCAAACGTAACTATCACACCTGCAAACGGCTCACACGGCAGACTTATCACAGCTAATCTGTCAGCCGCTTCTCTTCCTGCTGAAGAGGCTTTCCTTTTCCTCATGAAGGACGGAGACACAACCGTCATGATCGGATGCACAGACGGACAGATTCAGAGCGTTGCAAATACAACTTTTGCTCCTAACGCAGCTATAAATTGGACTCCGACAATCACCGCTCTGGGTGACGGATTTGTGATGATCGTTGACGAGGGTGACTCCTCATCCTCATCGTAAGAAAGAGAGGTATAAGGCATGGCGGTAATAATCAATAATAAGGCGAAGCCGCGTTTTGAATTTCAGTTAGACGGAGAGGGTGAGATTTACAGCTTGCCCTCGTTTGCTGATTTGAGTCTTGAACAGGTAAAGAGCTTTCGAGGAATGGCAGGAAATGAGGCAGAAGCCTTTGATGGAATCATTGACTTTCTTGAAGCTGAATGTCCCGGACTCACAGAAAAGCTCACAAGCGGAGGAGCCCTCGCTCTCATCCGTGCGTGGGAAGAAGCCTCTGGCATTAAGCTGGGGGAATCATAAGCCTCAAACAGTTCATTGAGGCGCATGAAAAAGCAATAGAGGCTGACCTTTTAAAGGTTGGCTATGAACTGAATGACATTGGGGGTGCTCTTCCGTGGAGTGCCCTCAATTCTTTTATTACGAATTTATCTCTGAACTCGGCAACCATGAGGGAGCTGAATCCAGAGCTTGCAAGATGGGACACGGCCTTACAGACCAACACCATACTTGCTGATATATACGATTTGCTTGCGGCTATAAACTACAACCTTTTATGTATGGCAAGCAAGCAGAAACCGCAACAGCCGAAGCCTTATCCGAGACCCGGGAAGAAGGATGACGGAGATAGGAAGAGAATCGGCAAGGGTGCTCTACCTGTTGCGGAGCTTAACGAATGGTTTGAACAACGGAGGAAAAAGTATGCCGAGCGGAATGGTCGAGGTAGGACGTGCGACGATAAGTATCATCCCGAATATGCAGGGCGCGCAGCAGACGATTGCGAGTGAACTCGGAGCGGCATCTGAATCAGCGGGACGGAGTTCGGGCGAAAAGGCTGGGTCAGCTTTCACAGCTAACATGGGCTCCATGATAAGCGCGGGCGCGGCTGTTGTAACGGGAGCTGTTGCGGCTGTTACGGGAGCGGCTATCGGTGCGGGCAAGGCTATCTGGGATAGTGCTTCAGAGGTTGCTCAATTTGGTGATAACATCGACAAGATGTCTCAAAAGATGGGCATATCAGCACAAGCCTATCAAGAATGGGATTTTGTGATGCAACACAGCGGCACAAGCATGGAGAGTCTTAAGGCATCCATGAAAACGCTCGCAAATGCCGCAGAGAAGGACAGCGATGCCTTCAAGGAATTGGGCATCAGTACAAAAGATATAGCGGCTATGTCACAGGAAGACCTGTTCTCGGCTGTCATATCTGGCCTTCAGCAGGTAGATGACACAACACAGCGAACATATCTCGCAGGACAGCTTCTCGGCAAGGGTGCAACGGAGCTCGGTGCTTTGCTTAACATGAGTGCTGAAGAAACAGCCGCCATGAAGCAGGAAGTTCACGATCTCGGTGGAGTCATGAGCGATGAGGCTGTCAAGAACGCGGCAACGTTTCAGGACACACTTCAGAATCTCACAACAGCGGCAGACGGTCTCAAAAATTCAATGGTCGCTAACTTGCTCCCGTCACTTACTACCGTCATGAATGGATTCACGGGACTTATCACAGGAACGGACGGAGCAGAGAAGCAGATAAGCTCTGGTATCAATAGCTTAATAAAGAACGTGACAACGGCACTCCCGCAGGTGCTTGAAGCTATAACCTCAATCGTTGACGGTGTGGCTTCGGTGCTTCCTGATCTTGTGGTCACGTTGGCTGATGCGATCATAAATGCAATTCCGACAGTTGTGAATACATTCTCCGATGTCGGTGGCAGAATACTCGATGCTTTGATGAATGTACTCCCGAAGATGCTCGATGCAGGATTGAAGCTCATCATTCAGTTAGCACAAGGAATCACGGAAGCAATACCGAAATTGATTCCTGCAATCGTTACCCTTGTCAAAGACTTGGCTCAAATGATTGTTGATAATCTGCCGATGCTTCTCAAGGCAGGGCTTGACCTTGTTTTGGCATTGGCTCAAGGAATTGCTGAAAACGTGGGCGATTTAGCTGTTGCCGCTGTTCAGCTCGTATCACAGCTTGAGACATTCATCATCGAGAATCTGCCCGAAATCATGCAGACAGGACTTGAGATAGTTCTTGCGTTGCTTAACGGCATTGTGGAGGCTCTGCCGGAGCTGACAGAAGCAATCACAGAAATGATGACCACGTTTGTGGAGACGGTGACGGACAACTTGCCCGAAATACTCAAATGTGGCTTTGAAATCCTTGCCGCATTGGTCAAGGGTGTGCTTGAAGCTTTGCCGGATTTAATCATGGTAGTGCCGAAGATATACAAGGGCCTTTTCGACAAGATAATTCTGATGGATTGGAAATCAATCGGAAAGAACATCATCACAGGCATCAAGGACGGCCTTATCAAGGCAAAGGACACGCTTCTCAATGCGATCCAGAACCTCTGCACGGAAGCATGGAGCAAGGTCAAGGACTTTTTCGGGATTGCATCTCCGTCAAAGCTCATGAAGTACGCGGGCACCATGATAGGCGAAGGGCTTGTCAAAGGTATCGAGAGCGAAGAGAGTGCGGTTGACCGTGCTATGGCTCGATTGAATAACGTATCATTCGGCTCATTTACTCCCGAGCTTGCCTTTGCAGGTGCTGACGGAATGGGCGGAAGCGGTTCAAGCATAGTGAACACAATCACAGTTAACGGAGCATCTGACCCCGAACTTTGGGCGCAGGGCTTCATCAGAACATTGAACAGACAGGAAAGGATGCTTCATGGCTGATTATGCGATGAGCGGTTTGTCAATAAACCGTAGCAACAACATTGTGACATTTAGCTGGAAATGGGGTCCCGATGTGACTCCGTCAAAGCATCAGGCGAAGATTGAGTATAAGCTGAAGATTGACGGAGCCTATACAGCTGTGACGAAGTATACAGCTCCGACAAAGGGTACTACGAGTTATAGTATCACGCTCGACTTTAGTCAGTATTATCCGACAACCACAAAGCTACTTAATGCGATATGGTTTCGTGTGCACTACGGAGAGAAGAAGTGGACGGAGTACGAAGTCAACTTTACCACCGACAACAATTTTAAGCTGAATCAGAGCGGTCGGTCTTTCTCGTGGCAGATACCTGCACCAACAACAGGATTCTCGGGCATATTCTCTGATGTTGAGATTCAGAGCTTAAATGATGCCGCAACAAGTCCCGACAAGGTTAATTGGAGCGCGGCAAATGTGACCACGGGAAGCAATAACGATTCTGTGAGCTATTCCGACACCACTAACCGCAGATGGATAAGAATCCGCTCAAGAGGTTGCGCGGGTGCATCTGATTGGGTGTATGGCTCTGCGAAGTGTGCCGCTCCAAATACTCCCGTGCTTACAAATGCGAGCCTTGCAGGAACCACCGCAAAGGTAACGATGAACTACTCAAACGGTGGGGCGTATGCTAATGCAGAAGTGACAAGCTTCGCTCTGCAGTATTGCATCGCAACGCCTACAGCAAGTATGGGACTCCCTGCGGGTGCATCATTCACCACAGGCAAGACAATCAGCGGTGGAACCACAAGCGCAAACGCATCAATGACGGTGCCGACAGTTGGCGAAGATAAGTGTCTGTGGTTGCGTTGCGTTGCTACATCGTTAAGCGGTGCAACAGCGACAAGCACTCCGATTTTAGCGGGATTTGGTTCGCTTAAGGCTCCGACACTTACAGATTGCACTTGGAATACATCAACAAAACAGGTGACGGCAACATTCACGAATGGCTCTGCCGTTCCCGGGACAAAGGTTGCCCTTGTATTCGCTGACAACAAGATTCTTGCATCGGGCGGCACAACAAGCCTCACGGCTTCTTACTCCTTCGGTGCAAATGTTACACAGGCGACTTTCGGTATTTTCACTTACTACGGAGACCCGTCAAGGCCGACCATGAAATCAAGCACGGTTTGGCAGACGGAAGATGTTAGCACTCCAAAGGCTCCAACGGTGACAGGAAGTCAGACTTCCGATCCCGTTGTGCAAGAGCCCACAAGCGCAAGCGCGGCACTCAAGAACGGTGCTGTCGAGCTTACATGGGCTTGGAGCTGGGCAACAGCAACAGGCGCGATCATATCATGGGCTGATGATCCTAACGCATGGATGAGTACCAAGCAGCCGAGCGAGTTCCGCATAGAGACTAAAGCAACAAAGTGGCTCGTAAATGACCTTGAGCTTGGTAAGACATGGTATTTTAAGGTAAGGCTTTTCAAGGCGGCTTCCGGGAATGACGGAGAAGTGCTCGGACCGTGGTCAGACTTAATCAGCTTAAATCTTACAAGTGCTCCGCTTGCTCCTTCGGTGGCTCTGTCATCGAATGTGGTAAAGCGTGGCGACATTCTTACAGTTTATTGGGCTTATGTTTCAACAGATGACACGCTTCAGAAGTGTGCTGAAATATACGTTGACGGACAGCCTTACGTGTTTGTGAATGGTGCGGCTACATCCGTCAATATCGTTGCAAATTGGGCGACAAATACAAGTCATTCCGTCACAGTTAAGGTGACAAGCGAGAGCGGCAAGGAATCAGCTGCAAGTACAGCGGCAACATTTATCGTTGCTCCTATGCCCTCGATCACGGAGACCGACAGCCTTGTAAGCGGTGAACTCACGGAAATGCCTTTGACGGTATCTGTGAGCGGTGCCGGAACAGGCGGTCAGACGATGATAAGCATAAGGCGATACGGCACAAACAAAGTCGTTAGACCAGACGGCAAGACGGCAGACGGATTTGACGGAGAGACCATCTTCACAAGAGCGTTCAACGGTGCCGTAAGCAACTTTAACATAGCGGTCCGTGATTTAGTTGGACGGCTTGATGATGGGGCTTATTACACTCTCGAAGCTGTTGTATATGACAAATTCGGGCAGAAGGTAGTCAGCTCCAAACAGTTTAAGGTTGCATGGAGTCATCAGGCAGAAATACCTACGGCAACGGTTGAAGCATTAACAGCAGACAAGGCCGTGAAGATAACTCCCGTTGCTCCTGCTTCGGTGGCAACAGGTGACAAGGCATATATCTACCGCTTGAGCAAGGATAAGCCCGAGCTCATCATGATAGGTGATTTTGGTGAGACATACGTTGACCCGTTCCCTGCATCAAAGGGCGGCTATCGTGTTGTAGATGTAACTGCAAACGGTGATTATCTGACGGACACACAGCCCGCTTGGATAGATAAAGACCACGGCCTTGTTATTGATGACATGATGATTGACTTTGACGGTGGCGAGAGTATAACACTCCCGTACAACATCACAGTTTCATCATCATGGAGCAAGGACTTCAAGAGAACGGTATATCTTAACGGAGCCGTGCAGGGCGATTGGAACAAGGCCGTCACAAGAGATGCAAGCCTTTCAACGGTTACACTCAAAGCCGATGATTCACTTATCGAGCAGATGAGGGAGCTTGCCGAGAATCCGCAGATATGCCATGTAAGGACTCCAGACGGAAGCTCATACGATGCAGACCTGCAGGTGAGTGAGTCGGCAGAGTACGGCTCGCAGTTGGTGAGCTTCGACATCAAAGCGAGTCGAGTTGATCCGCAGGAATTTGAAGCGATGACACTCACGGAATGGAATAACAGAAACAGCGAGGGCGAATAAATGGATTGGACTAAAGGTTTTAGTGCTTCATACATAGCCATGAAAGTCAATCCGTCAACGTGGGAAGACGAGGGCGAGATTCTTATCACGGGCGGCAAGATTGACCGTGATATAGAATCCGCTCTCATTGAATCCGCGAACATCGAGACCACGGAAGACTTGGGCGAGTTATGGATTCGTCTGTATTTAGTCGCTAAACAGGGTGATGGTGCAGAACGGATTCCGCTGTTCACGGGACTTACATCAAGCCCTACACGGAGTCTATCTGGCTATAATCCGAGCTATTCCGTGGATTGTTTTAGCGTTCTGACACCATGCGCTGACAGGATGCTCCCTCGTGGTTGGTTCGCTCCTAAAGATGGCAACGGGGCGGCAATCATAGCTGATCTACTCGGCATAGCAGGTGCAGAGGTTGAGACCTTTGAAGGTGGCGGCGCTCTGACGGGTGCGATAGTTGCTGAATCGGGCGAGACTTATTTGTCTATGGCTCACAAGGTTGCTGATGCGATAGGTTGGCAGATACGGATTGACGGCAGGGGCAAGATTCATGTTGAGCCGTTCCCTGATAATCCGAGTGTGCGGTTCAACAATGACAACGATGTGATTCAGCCGAACATCAAAGACACGAGAGATTGGTACAGCTGCCCGAATGTATTGCGAGTTACATACGAAAGCTATGCAGCAATAGCCCGTGATGATGATCCCGAAAGTCCTCTGTCAACAGTCAACAGAGGCCGTGAGATATGGGCAGAAGAGGCGGCTCAACTGTCAAGCTCTGCGCCTTTAGCGGCTTATGCTCAACAGAGGCTCAAGGAGTTGCAGAGTCCTGCTCGTGAAATCACATACACACGCAGATTCATGCCGGATTTAAGACCGGGCGACAAGGTTGGTTTGAATTATCCAGAGGTAGACATAGAGGGCGATTTTCGTATCAAGAGCCAGACATTGACTCTCGGATATGGTTGCGATACAGAGGAGACTGTATATGGTTACTGAAAAAGAGTTCCTAAAAGTCTTAAACAATAAAGACAAAGGCCCGAAGCCGTATGACACCACCGCTGTAGTGGTGCGTGTTGAGGACGACGTTGCATGGGTTCATATAGACGGGGGCGTTGAAGAGACACCTGCAGAGCTGACGATCAACGCGGTCAAGGGCGACAAGGTAAAGGTTCGATTGGTTGGCGGTCAAGCGTACTTAATCGGAAACGGTACAAATCCACCGACAGATGATAGTGTTGCGAACACGGCTCTCGGAGTTGCTAACGGTGCAAGGGTGACAGCGGTTGCAGCTGAAGAAGTGGCTAATGTCACGGAACAGCGCACAAGACCTGCCATAACCAGCATGATCACATATTATAAGCTGTCTAATGGAACACCTGCACAGCCTACAGAAGAAAACCATGCAGGATGGTCTGAAGAAGAACCGCTGTGGAATCCTGAAGATGATAAACAGCTTTATTATTCTGTCAGATCCAGAACGGTGCAAGGGATCATTACATGGTCTAATCCGCATGTGCTTAGTTCATATGCTAACTTGAATATACTGCAGAATGCTATCCTTCTTGAAGTCGGTGAAGGATCTACCGTTGGCTTTTGGTTAGATTCAGACGGTGAACCTATTCTGGATAGCAATAATGAAGAAATCATAGCTACTTTAGGCAGTATTACTGATGCATATTCCAGGGTAATGGTCAAGGCCAATGAAATACTGCAGGAAGTATCTGAA